CGCGCTAGCGTCGGCTACGCTCGATACTCGTTGGGCGGTTGCTAGCGTCGTTGCGTCTTCCGTCGACTTGCGTTGGGCGGTGGCGGCCACACTCACGGTGACTGCCGATCTGCGTTATGCTGTCCGGGCCACAGTCTCGGCGACGACGGATTTGAGATGGGCCGTCACTGCCCCCGTGAGCAAGGCGCTCGACCTACGTTGGACCTCCTACAGCCAAGCTACCGCAACAATCGACGCTCGCTGGGCTGTCGCGTCAACCGTCTCGGGTACGGTTGACCTCAGATGGGCCGTGGCGTCGGCCATATCGAGCGCAATTGACCTCCGGTGGCGGGTGTGGTCCGCCGTAGCAAGCGCGCTCGACGCTCGCTGGCTCGTGCTGAACGCGGTATCCACGGGAATGGACCTCCGTTGGGCAGTACGGGCCAGCGTTGCGTCGACTTCAGACCTGCGCTGGACGTCGTATGCGGGTGTCATCAGCCTTCTCGACCTCCGTTGGGTCTCCGATGGGACGTCGATTGGCGTTACGGCGACGACGGACCTCCGCTGGCAGGTCCGAAACCTGGCGATTAGCCCGTTGGACCTCCGTTGGGCGGTAGCGAGCCCAGTTGTCGGCGCGCTAGACGCTCGTTGGGCCGTCCGATCGGTGGTCTCGGCTCCGTTCGACGCGCGCTGGGCCGTCCGGAGCGCCCTCGCGGCCACGCTCGATGCGCGCTGGGCGGTGCGGGCGCTCATTTCCCAGGGTCTAGACCTACGTTGGACGCAGCGCGCACTCGTGATCGCTCCGCTGGACCTTCGGTGGGCCGCTGCCGGCTCCGTCTCCCAGACGCTCTCTGCGCCCTGGGCGGTGCGAGGGGTGGTCTCGGCTACCCTGGATGGGCGCTGGGCCGTTAGGGGCCAAATCAGCACCCCTCTCGACGCACGCTGGCGGGTACGGGTGCTGGCGACCGGCGTCTTGCAACTGCTGTGGATCACGGCGGGTGCTGAAGCTCCGGCCGTCACGCCGCCAGCTGACGCCATAGCTCGGCTGACGGACTACCTCCGGGTGGTCGACCCAGAGCCGATCCATTTCCGGACTCGGCACGTTACGGTTGTAGATCCGGAGCCACTCATCTATCGGCAAGGCGTCCGGGTGATCACGGTCATCACGGAGGAGCTATGACGGAACACATCAACACGGAGGGCATCGTATCCGTTGGAGAGATAACCACTCGCGTGCAGCGAGAGGCGATCGAGGAAGCGAACTACCACAACGCCTACGTGGCGGGCGCGGTCACCGCGCTGCAGAACACTGAATCCTGGTGCAGGGAACAGATCAAGATGGCCGGACCGTACGATGACGTGCGGCATCTGGAGTACTTGACCATCTGGCTCACCGACAGGATCCGCGAAGTCCAACCGGAGGTGCGGGATGCCCCCACGTCGTAAGGCGAACGTGGTTGCGGCCGGCACGCAGCAGCTACCCGTCAAGCCGCCGCGTCCAGGCCCCAAGAAGATCTCTGGGGGCAACAGCATCTGCGATCGCGAGTGGATCGCAGATATGCTTGCGGATGGCAGCCTTCGAACGATCGAGCCGGACGACCGGCCTGCCGGCTTCCTGTACGACGTGCTATACCGCTGGGACGGCAACGCAGACGACATCAACCCGGAGTTCTTCGAGTTCTACCGGCCATTGCGGGGCGTCAGCGAGCGGCCCAGGCAGTGCAACGGAACCGCGTACATCCGGGACCACCGAGGTGGATACGTCGTGGATGCCGAGTGGATCCGGATCCGGCGTCTGTGCCTCGGTCGCCCGGCGCGGGGAACGAACGTCTGCCACGCACATGGCGCGAGCATCCCGCAGGTCAAGGCGGCAGCGCAGCGAGCGCTCGCGGAGGCGGCTGAGATCGTCGCGCTCCGGCTGGTAGGCCTGACCGATATGGCCGATGAGCGGAATGAGGCGATCGCCCACAAGGACCGCATCAGCGCGGCTAACTCCGTCCTCGATCGCGCCGGTATCAAGGGCGGTGTCGAGGTGGAGATCAGCACGCCCGGCTTCAAGCGGGTCCTGGAGAAGATGTTTGGAGCTGACGACGATGCCAACGAGTGAGCAGATCGCGTTCACGGCTGAGATGGATGCGTTGCTACAGAAGGGATTGGGCGTATTCGGCCTGGACCCTGGTTGCCATCTGGGTGACTGGGCAGTGGTGCTCTCCGCGCCGTTCCTCAACGAGGATGGCGATGTGACGTCCGACTATGCCGTCACCTTCAGCGCGAATCTGTTGGAGCACAACGCGACCGGACTCCTCATCAAAGGCAAAGAGATCCTGGACGGGCGCGAGGATGAGTGAACTGCTGCTCAACACCCCAGCGCCGTCCAAGAAGCTTTACCGCAGCTGTTGGGAGGAGACGCTGTGGACGCCGCACAAGGCGCAGGAGGAGATCCTGTTCGACCGCACCCGGAACCAGGTGGTTGCGTTCGGCCGCCGCGCGGGTAAGTCGCAGACCGGCGGCAACAAGCTGGTGCCGGAGTACTTCCGGGCGCTGGTGGAGTCGGAAGAGTTGGCCCTCAAGGGCCTCCGTCGTGAGTACTGGATCGTTGGTCCGACGTACTCCGACTCAGAGAAGGAGTTCCGGGTATGCTGGAACGCGTTGGAGCGTCTGGGAGTTCCGCTCGACCATCCGGGGAGCTACAACAACCCCGAAGCCGGACAGATGCGCATTCAAGCCCTCAACGGCAAGTTCATCGTACATGCGAAGTCGGCGCAGTACCCGCAGACTCTCGTTGGCGAAGGTCTGTCGGGCGTGGTCTTCTCCGAGGCAGCCAAGCTCAAGCCCTCGGTGTGGATCAAGTACATCCGGCCTACCTTGGCCGACTTCGGCGGCTGGACCTACTTCGGCTCTACACCTGAGGGCCGCAACTGGTTCTACGACCTGTGGGAGGTCGGGCAGGACCCAAAGCGGACGGACTGGTCGTCCTGGCGGGCACCGGCGTGGGTCAACCCGTACGTCTACCCGGCCGGAGTCAACCTGCCGCTCCTCAACTCCGCCAAGAAGGCTCGGCGCGACAACCAACTAGACTCGTGGCTTGATCGTGTTGAGATGATGGCGAATCAGCGCGATCTCCCGATGAGCCCGATCGGGATTGACCCGGAGATCTGGTCGCTGTTTATGGACCAGTCGACGGAGATGTTCAATCAGGAGATTGAAGCGCTCTTCAATGAGTTCGCTGGTCGCGTCTTTAAGGACTTCGATGAAGAGATTCACGTTACAGAGCAACAGTTCCGGCCGGACTGGGCGACGTACGCCTGCTCCGACTACGGCTTCACCAACCCCTTTGTCTGGCTCATCGTCCAGATGGACCCGCATCGTGAGCGAATCCACATTCTGGACGAGTACTACGAAACAGGCCGCACCACCGGCGAAGCCGTCGCGGAGATCAAGGGTCGTGGACTCGCTCCGGCGTCACTGCGGGAGTTCTACCCGGATCCGGCCGAGCCAGACCGGACACGGGAGATCTCCCAGCTGATGCAGCTGCAAGCTGGGCGTAACACCGGAATCCCCATCAACGACCGGCTGGAGTGGATCCGGCGCTTCCTCAAGCCGCATCCCGCGACCGGCGAGCCGCGCCTGACGGTGCATCGCAAGTGTAAGCAGACGATCCGCGAGATGGGGCAGTACAAGTATCCGGAGACGAAGGAGCAAGCCTTCGAGAAGAACCGGAACGCACCAGAACTGCCAGAGAAGAAGAACGATCACACTCCAGAAGCGTTGGGGCGCTTGATGTCCGGGCTGTTCGGCCGGGCGTATCGAGCGGGCGCAACCGCACAGGGCAAGGTCAAGACCAGAAGGTGAGGAGCCGACCGTGGCATTGAGTCCGTACACCACAGCAACTCAGCTCAACCGTCCGGCTCCGGCGCACATCACCAAGCCGGAAGATGTCGAGCGCGTTCGGGCCTACGGGACGTACGAGGACATCTGGAACAACGTCCCCGAGGCGTTCGCTGAGCTGCTGCGGGCGAGCGATGACCCGCTGGCGCGTCGATACGTTCCGGCAGTGCGAGAGATCATCGAGGCGACTAACCGGTATCTGGCGCAGCGTATGGAAACGACGTGGGACGCCAATCCCGGCGTGACCATCACCGATGAGCAGATGGCCGAGTGGCAGGGCCGTCTGGATGCCTTCTGGAAGCGCGAGGAGGTGGAGATCAAGCTGCTCTCCCTCAAGCGCTGGCTCCTCATCAAGGGCGACTCGGTGTTCCACGTAACGGCGGACGCGTCGAAGGCAGAGGGCGCGCGTGTCCGGCTGATCGAGGTCGAGCCGGAGCAGTACTTCCCGCTGTGGGACCCGGCCGATGGCGAGCGCGTTCTGGGTTGCTACTTGGTGTCCATCGTGCAAGATGACGAAGCCGAGGACATCGTCCAGCGGATCGAGTACCACCGCGTGCTGACGGATGACGACGTCTCGACCTACGGCGCGCCGCTCGGATCGGTGTTCTACCGCATCGGTTTCTTCGAGACGGACGGCTGGGACGATCGCGATCCCGACGACACGCTGAAGCCGGTCAACGCGCCGTCCTGGGCAGCGACGCCGGACGGCGCTACAGCCGATCCGCTGGCAGGCTTCGCGCTCGACGCGCGGATCACCTCGATCCCGGTGTACCACATCCGCAACCGCCGTCGCGGCGGAAAGCCAGGCCGGTTTGGCCTCTCGGAGATCCAGGGCCTGGAGTCGATCCTCGCGGGCATCATCCAGAACACCACCGATGAGGACTTGGCGGTGGCGCTGGTTGGTCTTGGTGTCTACTACACGACCTCGGGCAAGTCGCGGAACGCAGCGGGGCAAGAGGTCCCATGGGAGATCGGACCGGCCTCGGTGGCCGAGTTGGAGCCGGATACGGTATTCGGCCGGGTGCCCGGTATCACCACGGTTCAGCCGGTCCAGGACCACATCAGCGCGCTCATGGACTCGATGCGCGGAGCCAACGCCGCGCCGGAGATCGCCTCCGGTCGAACGCAGTCGTCCGCACAGATCTCTGGTGTAGCGTTGCGGATCCAGTTCATGCCGACGCTCGCGGCCAACGAGGAGCGCGAGGCCGAGATGGCGTCGAAGCTCACCCAGCTGCTCTTCGACCTCCACACGATGTGGTTTCCGGTCTACGAAGGCTGGCAGGCGATGGACGTCCAGCCGGGCGTGATCTTCGGTGACCCGTTGCCGCCGGATCGCGCTGCGGTCGTCGCGGAGATCATGTCCCTGCTGGCCCCGGTCCAGCTGGTGTCGAAGGAGTGGGCGGTTGGGTACCTCGCCGAGAAGTTGGGCTACGACTTCCCGGCCGACATGCTGACGACGGCTGCGGCCGAGGCGCAGGCGACCCTCGATGCGGAGGGCGCACGCATCACCCAGGAGGCGGGACAGACCGGTGGCGATCCCGCACCCCAAGCCTGAGGATTGGATCACGGTCAACGCCAAGGCTCTCAAGGCTTCCGACCTTGAGGTCTTGGCGATGCTCCGTGATGCCTATCGCGAGGTCAACGCGGAGCTAGCCGACCTCATCGCCAAGGACGCGCAGACCGTCAACGCGGGCATCAAGCGGACGCTCTTAGAGCAGGCTCGTGCCCGGCTGCTGGCGCGGCAAGCGGACGTCTTCACCAAGCTGGGCGATATTGTGCAGGCTCGGCGCGCTGCTGCTGCCGGCCGAGCGGCGCAGCTATCTGTTGCAGCGTCTGCGAAGCTGTTGGAGAGCGTGGGGGACGGCAAGCTGGCGGAGTACCTGTACCAGTCAGCGCTGCAGACGCCGGATCGGGCGATCGACGTGGCGTTGGCGCGTATGGGGTTGAGTGAACTCCCGCTGAGTCAGCGGATCTACCGGAGTCAGCTGTGGATGGACGGCCGCCTCGGCAAGCTCATCAACGCCACGCTGGCGAGCGGTATCAACGCCAAGGACTTCGCCAAGAAGGCGCGGGATTGGTTCAACCCCAACACTCCGGGTGGCATCCGGTACGCGAGCCTCCGGCTGGCGCGTACGGAGATCAACAACGCCTTCCACGCGATGACGGCGACGAAGGCGGCTGATACGCCGTGGATCCCCAACTGCCAATGGCACCTCTCCAAGAGCCATCCGAAGGAAGACATCTGCAACATCATCGCCAAGCGCGACAACGGGCTGTATCGCTCGGAGGCGGTGCCCGTTCGGCCGCACCCGCAGTGCATGTGCTACATCACGCCGGAGCCGATTCCGGAGGATGACTTCGTGGACGCCTTCGTCCGAGGCGACTATGACGACTACCTCGATAAGGAGCTGGAGAACGCTCCGACCATCGACCTCGGCACCGGCCAGATCACCAAGCCGACGCGTGCCGCTGCGGCTCCGGCCCCGGATCGTCCGGCCGTTGTGACCTCGCCGGTCCGGCAGGCGTACGACTCAGGGATCAAGTCTGAGAAGGCGTTGGGAGGCGGCATGATGGCGCAGACGTACCTCGTGCAGACCAACGACGGCAACGAGTTGATCCGCAAGGTCGCTCCCAACCTGCGCTTCGAGGCGACCGGTACGCCACGCCGTCAGTCGGACGCGGAGGAGTTGGCATCGAAGATCCTGCGGGCGTTGGGCATCCAGGCTCCTGAGGTGATCCGGACCGACAACCCTGGCGAGATCGTGATGAACTACGTGAGGGATGCGGAGATTGGTGCCGTTGTAGCGGATCGGGACTGGGATCTCAAGCAGGCCAAGCAATCCGACGATGTGTGGATCATCGGGTTGTTCGACACGGCGGTGATGAACCAGGACCGTAACGTCGGCAACTGGATGTTGACGAAGGAAGGTCG